GATGGCGCGGCTCATCAGCTTGATCAGCTCGGTGCCGGCGGTGGGCGCCTGCGTGTCGGACTGGTTCGCCAGGTGGGCTGATGTTGATGTTGGCGATACGGGTCGCATAGCGCCAGTCACGCACGGCAATGCCGCACTTCCACTGGTAGTGGTCCTGGTAGGCGCGGTAGCGGCCACCGGCGGCATCGATCACGGTGTCGAGGCCGAGGTCGGTGTGCTGCAGGCCGGCGGTCGAACCCTTGGGATAGATGCCGTGGATGGTCTGGTCGCCCCAGCCCACCAGCCACACGGATGTGAGGTTGGCAGAGCCGCCGGCAGAAATCACGTTCTGACCGTTGGTCGCGCCGGAGATGGTGGAGTAGCGCGGAGCCAAGCCGGTGAAAGCCTCGGGCTCGGTGCCGGAGTTGCCGTAGATGAGGGTCTGAGCCATTTGCTGGTTCATGGCTTCCAGGAAGGCCATGTTCTCGGACAGGCGGAACTGCGCGGTGTTGCCGTTCAGTTCAGCGAGGTCCTTGTCGACCTGGCCGAAGGCCTCCAGCATGCCGGTCGTGTCATCGACCTGCACGGTGGTGGACTTGGACTGAGGCACGCCGTAGTTCAGCTTGCGCCAAGCGACCTCGGGCAAACCGGTGCGAACAGTGGTGCGGTGGCCGGTGGGCAGGTTGCCCTCGATCCACAACATGTCCGTCAGAATGTCGTTGGTCTGGTTGAGAAGCTCGATGATCGTGGCAACACGATCGTCGGGGTCGCGGCGCTTTGCCCAGTCTGCGAGCGTCAGCGCGTTGGTTGCAAGAGTAGGCATAAAACCTCCAGATGGTTAAGCGCCGAACGCGCCGGAACGTGAAATGATGTTGCAATCGCATCACACACAGCGCGAAGTGTATCGCGTATTGAGAAACCCGCAACGCTGTCAACTCATTAATTTTTCAGGCAAAAAAAGACCCGACCGAAGTCGGGCCAAGTTTCCAGGGAGGAAACATCATGAAAATTCAGCGCTTGGGAGGTTTGGGCAGCTTCCTGCCCTTCTTGCCGTAGGCCATGACCGGCTCCTTGGTTGGTGGACGTTGAGAGTATCGCATCACGCGAGCCGCAGCACAAGCAGCCCGCCGCTCACGCGCTTGGTCTGGTACCGCTCGCCGTGCCGCTTGGCGCGACGACACACCGCCTGACGCACCATCTCGCGCGAGCGCACCTGCTCAGGCACGATGAACCAATCCAACGGGCGCATGTCATTGAACGGATACCCGACGCGCGCCATGCCCGAGGCGAAGCGCGAGATCATGGGCACGCGCTCGCCGAGGCGGTCGGGCAACTCCTTGGGGTTTGGCATCAGCCACCGGAAGAACCGCCGTACAGAATCTCAGCCGCCGACTTGCGGCCAGGCGAAGGCGCGCGGCCCAAGCCAGGCGCGTCGTGCTCGCCCAAGCCCTTGCCGATGGAGTGCAGGAGCTTGATGGTCTCGGCATAGCCCAGGCGGTCCTCCAGCGCGGAGATCACGTCGGGAGCCTTCTCGGACGGGATGAACTGGCGCACGGCGCGGCGCGCCAGCTCCATGTTCGCGTCGTGGCTCTGGCCCCATTCGTTCTTGAGCGCGGCCTCCTGCACCTTGTTCTGCTGGTCGAGCTGCGCGATGCGCTGCGCCTCGGCGGCCTCGGTGGCGGCGGCCTGGGCGGCGGTAAATTCGTTCCACTTGGACGCCAGCGCCTGCGCCTGCTGGGGCAGCAAGCCGGCCTCTTTGAACCAGGTGGCCGCGGTCTTGGCAAAGCCGTCGTCCTGGCCCTCGGGCACAGGCAGCTGGTAGGCCTCGGGCGTATCGGGCGCGCCGACAGCCTTGTAGAACTCGGCCCACTGCTCGGGGCTCGCGTCCTTGGGCGGCAGCTTCACCGAAAACTCGGCGGCAGCGGCAGAAGGGTCGCCGGCAGCGGGCGCGGCAGGAGCTGCAGCAGGCGCAGCGGGCGCAGCAGCAGCGGCAGGAGCCGGCGCGGCAGCGGGTGGGGTCGCGGCAGCGTCGCCGGACAAAGCGGTCAGGGCATTAGGCATCAGAGATCTCCTTCAGTTTCAACAATTGCTCGTCCGTCAGGTTGAGGGTTTCGGTGATACGCAGCCAAACCTCGCGCCGGCCTTCGGCCAGCACAGTGGCATGCGTGTCGATCTTGCCATCCTTCGCCACGACCACGCAGGACGTGTCGGCACGGCAGAACTCGCGCAGGTCGGCGAGCACGCGGGTGCCGGATTCCGAGCGGAACACGGCGCGGTAGTGGTTGCGCCGGTTCCAGAACCGCTCGAACAGGTCGATCATGCGGCAGACCTCATGCGGCGGACATCATTTCATTCGGCGAGGCGTTGGCCAGAGCCTGGGCCCCGGCCAAGTCCTTGGCGGCGGAGGCGGCCACGGGCGCAGCCTGCAGGATAGACGCCAGCTCGGCCTGCTGCGCCTCCTGCGCGTTGATCTCCTCCATCTCCTCGTCGGAGTACATAATCTTCGCTGGCACGCCGTTGACGTCGGCCAGCACCTTTGCTGCCTCATCGAAGTTGAACCGTTTGAACACCGTGGGCCCGGCGATCTGCGCCAACGGCGCCAGCTGCTCGAACGTGCGCAGGATCGACACACCTTCCTCGGCACGGCGGGCCCGCTCCAGCGGAGAGGTGTACTCGACCTCGAACAGGCCGCCAGCCTCCATCAGCTTCTCGGGCATGGGCGGCAGCACGCCGGCGGCGGCCAAGATGTCCATCTCGCGCTCGACCATCGGATTCAGGAACTCGGCCTCGATGCGCGACGCGGTCGGAGCGAGCAGCGCGCCCTTCTCCTGCGCACGCAGCATGGCCTCGGTCGCCGTCATGCTGGGCGTGTCCACCAGGATCTGAAACAGCGTGTTCCAGAAGGCGTCGTTGATGAGCGCCCTCTTCTGGTCCATGAGCTCCAGCCCGATCTCGGGACGGCTGCCGGTGGTGAGCGGCTGGATCATCTGCCGGCCATTGTCGTCCACGCCGCCATAGTTGATGGCAGCAGGCGTCATGCGGATCGCGTCGAGGATGCCGTCACGATGGGCCAAGAGCGGCGGCAGCACCGCGAGCTGCGCGGCCTGGATGGTCGTGCGGTTCATCTCGTTGAGCATCATCACGTCGGGCAGGATGAGCTGCGCGGGACCACGGCCATAGACCTCGCCCGAGGTCACGGCATAGCGCGACACCGCATAGGGGAACGAGCGATAGCCGCCCTCCCCCACGATCTCGCGCGAATCCACCGCGATGAAGTAGGACGCGAAGGCCATGCCACGGTAGTCCTTGCGCGACACATCCGCGTCCTCGCGCGGCTTGACGCAATGCACGAACCAGAACTCCTGCTCGGGCCGCTTCTCGGCTGCGTCCTTGATGGGCATGGGCAGGTGGTCGAGGCCGAACTTCTGCGCCGCCTGACGCGCGGTCATAGGGAACTCGCGGTGCACCAAGTCAACGATGCCGTACTCGTTCTCCATGAAGAACAGCTGGTCGATGGGCACCGTGCGGTAGTACAGGCTGCGGCCGAGCCGGTCACCGATGAACATCGCCATGTTGCCGAAGGCACCGGAGTCGAAGTAGCACTCATGCACCTGGTTGTCGAAGTTGGCTGAGTAGCGCGCCGAGAACAGCAGCTTGTTGACCTCCTCCAGGTAGCCCTTGACCTCGTCGTCCTCGGCCAGGGCCGGCTGCATCGGGCGCAGGCTGTGCCATTGCTGGTTGCGAGGCGTGACCAGCGAGTGCATGGCGGCCGCGAAACGGTCGAGGGCCAGGGCGGGAGCGGCATCGAAAATCTTCTCCGTGCGCCGTTCGCCCTTGGGTTCGTTGATCTTGCCTCGCTGGCGCTTGAAGTCGGCCTTGCGCGGGATGATGCGGTCGGCGATGTCCTGCCACACCTTCTCGAAGTAGACGCGCTGCTGGCGCATGCGCTCGTGTTTTTCGAGGATGTCGGTCGCGCGCGAGTCCGCCATGATGGTCTCCGATTACTGCCCGAGCAGGGACTTGGCGGCCACAGAACCGGAGCCAACGCTTCCTGAGCTACCCATCAGAACGGTGGCCGCACGGCCTCGACGGCGCCGCATGATGTCGCCGCGGTCCTGGTCAAGGCGGGCCTGGTCGATTATCGGGGTCTTGGGCATCTCGATGGGAGCCGGTGGGGCTGGGATTCTTGGTCTGGAAAAAACTCCACCCATGGGGTCACCTCATGAAAAAATTGCGTAGTCGACTTGGGCTCGTTCCTGAAGCCCTGACCCGAATTCTCGCACAGGATACGCAAAGGTCAAAGCGAGCGAATCCGCACGGTCTGGAGACTTCACGCCGCGCCGCTTGGCGTCGTCCTTGGATTCGAGCAGGAGTTCACCGCCGCGATACTCGTACTGCAGCGCCGATAACTCGGTGGCGAGCTCGGGGTCGTTGGGCAGCGATGCCCCATTCTTCAGGAACTCTCGCATGTCGCGCCACATCCGGGCGCGCAGGTTGTAGTTCTGGCCGTCGGACAAACGCAAGGACGAGTTCACGTCGACCACGATGCCCCTGGGGAAGTCGCGGCGCAGCATGTCGGCCACGCCAGCGCCGATGCCGATGGAGTCGACCGCGATCTGCGCGACCTTGCCGCCCCAGCCATTGACCGCGTCCTTCACCCGGCCGGCCACATCGACCACGTCGCACTGGCCGAACACGATCTGCGTGTAGACGAGCCGGCCCTGCCGGAAGGTGATCACGGTCTTGTCGTTGCCGAACCGCGCCACGTCCACGCCGACCTGCAGCGGGCCGACCGCGCGCACATCAGCTGGGCCCTTGCCCATGCAGGCGGTGACGATGTCGCCGGGGATGAAGGCGTTGGTGACCGACGCGGTGTAGTCGCGGTCGATTTCCTGCGCCACGATGACAGGGTCGAGCGTGGCCTTCTGCTTCTCGTACCAGGCCTGGCCCTTGCGCGGGTCGTCGCGCCAGTCGAACACGAACACCGGAATGCGGCCAGAGTGCCGCTTGCGGTAGAACGGATTGCCCGCGCCGTTGGGTGTGGATACGTGCAGCTTGCAGTTGGAGGTCTGGGATAAGGCGGCATCGACCTGCTCGGGCCTCTCAAGGAACGCAGCCTCGTCCACGAAGTAGACGCTGGTGCGGTTGCCACGGCCGATGTTGTCGCCGGACTCACCCACGATCGTCGCGCCGTTCTCCGGATTCAGGATCCGCATGGACGGCGCATGCACCCGCTCGGTGTAGCCCTGGGGTTGGAACTCTACCGGCAGCAAGGCGATGAACTGGCGGACCTTCCAGAACAGGGACTTCGGGTCGCCGAGCTTGTCGACGTACTCCTCCTTGCGCGAGCCGAAGCCGATCACGGTGCCAGGCTTGAACAGCCACATCCAGCAGGCGATCGCCACGCACAACCAGGATGCGCCCATGTCGCGGGACTTCTCGACGAGGCCATCCTCGCGGCCAAGCCAGCGATCCACCACCCAGCGCACGAACTCCGCCTGCTTGGGGAACAGCAGGAACGGCGT